GGGGCAAGGCGTCGCGTGGCTGACCGGCACGACCGGAACGCCCACGAACATTTGCCGGGATACCGCTGGCAATGGCTCGCCGGAGGGCGTCGTGACCGCGAACAGGGGCTCTACCTATCGCCGCTTTGATGGTGGCGCCGCCAGTTGCTTTTACGTCAAGGAAAGTGGAACGGGGAACACGGGGTGGGTGGCGAAATGACCGGCCTCACATTCCCGCTGGCCTGCTTCACAGGCCTCGCCATAGGCGGCGTCGAGGTCGCCGTCGCCGGTTACGCGAGGCGGCCGACGATGCTTGCTTACACCGCCGATGGTGTCACCGTCGCCAACACGGCGAGCCTGCAATGGCCTCAGGCGCTGGCGTCGTGGGGCACGCTCGACACGGTGGCGCTGTATGACGCGGCGACGGGCGGCAAGCGGCTCGCGGTCCTGGCAACGGTCACGCCGATCGAGATCCGCCAGTATGACGCGGCGCGCATTCCGGCGGCCGGCATCGTGCTGAGCTATCTCGCCGCCGCCCGGCCTTATGGCGCCGCGAAATATGGCCGGGACGCGTTCGGCTTTTCGCGGAGCCTCTGGCCGGCGACGGCGGCGGTGTTCGGCGTGAATGGCCTGGGCGGCGGCGCGTTCAGCGTCCGTGGCTACGACATACCGACGGCGGCCGGAACGCCGTTGCCGGGCAGCTTTGGCCCGCTTGGCTACGGCAACGCGGGGGCCGTACCGCTCGAGCGGGTGTTTGATCAGGTTCATGTCTGCGCGCCTGGCACCTGGGCGCCCGGGCCTTGCGCGATGGCGGCATGATGCAACCGACCGATAGACTCTCCGTCGCGCTCGACGCCCAGGCCTGGGAGCTGGTGATGCGCCTCCTCGCCGAGGCGCCGTATCGGGTCGTGGCGTCTCTCATCAACGATATTCAGGGCCAGTGCCTGCGCCAGCGCGCGGCGGGGCCGGAGCCTGAGGTGGGTCATGAGTGAATACACGCGCACTCCAAATCTTGGTTTATACAAACCGCTTGAGGGTGGCGACATCGACCTGTGGGGCGGCCACCTGAATGCTTCGATGGACATCATCGACGCGACCGTGGGCGGCAGTTTCCTGCCGCTGGGCGGCGGCGTGATGACCGGCACGCTGGGGATGAACATCAACAAGACGTGGTCGGGCGGGTATCCCGGTGGTAATATCGGCTTGAATTTCAGGCAGACCTTTACCGGATCACCGCCCGCCAACAGCTACCTCGAAAGCCCAGGCTGGACGGTTCCGTTGAACCTGATCGAGATCCACGACACTTTGTCGCTGACCGCGCCGACCGGAACGGTTACCGGACTGACCATCAACTATTTGACCGGTGGCGCTGGCGCGAGCGGATCGAGAACCGCGCTGGAGGCCTATCTCGTTGTCACCGATCAGATTGGCACGGCGGGCGGCTCGCTCGGCTCGTTTTATTGCGGCGCGACGTTCCAGGCCTCTGCGGCGGCGAATGTCGGCGGCACTCCCGGTGCCCCCACCGGAGAGTTTTTTGGTCTCGCCGTGTATGTCTCTGCAAATGCGGGAGGGACGTATATCGAGGCTTTGAGTTGTGCGGAGTTCGATTTCGCTCCGGTGGCGGGCGCGACATATCACAAGGCGTCAGCCATCAAGCTGGTTAATTTCGCACCCTCTGGCATGGCCGCGATCGATCCGAACAGCGACGGCGCCTTGCAGATTTCCTCGGCCGGAGGTCATGCGAAATGGCGCGATTGGGGCATTGTCTTCGGTGATCCGCAGTCGGGCGCCGATCTGCCCGTGGGACCGTCTGGCGCCCTGATCCTGTCCTATGCCGGGACCGCCGCGACCGGGATCGATATGTCGGCGTCGACGTTCGTTAACTTCCTCAAAGGCCCGCACGGGTTTTACGTCGGGAACAGTAATACCGTGGGAACCGATGAGATCGCGGCGGTATCCGGCAACAGCCTTGGTCTGGCGACCATCGCGGGAAATCCCATGGTGGTGGTTAATTCCGACACCAACAGCCCTCCCAGCGTGCTTGTCCTGAGCAGTCTGGCGTCAGGCACCGTCAGTCTTGATGTCGGGGGCGGCCCCGCGAGCATGACATTCGGCGCCGGTAACGCCACCGGTATCTCACTGGGCCGCGCGGCGGGGGCGCTGGGCGTGCTGGGCGCGGCGCCGGTGACAAAGCGTGTCGTGGCGGGCGCATGGGCCGGCAACACGGCCGGCAAGGCTCTGTCACAGGCATTGGCGGCATACGGGCTGATCACCGACAACACGACAGCTTAGGAGGAGGAGGGCGCCATGCCATCGACAGCGGGCCAGATGACGCAAACGCCGAGCGGCAACCCGCAATGGCGCGCGTGCAACGACGCGATTGTGTTCGGCTTCCAGGCGCCGTTCCCGCCGCAGACCAATCGGCCGCACACCGGCACGTCGTATGGTCGGTATCGCGACTGGGTGATGCGGATGGGGTTCAATCGCACGCAGGGGATTGGCGGGTGGCGGATCAACCTGCCATTCGATCCGGGAGCGACATGGTTTGTCGCCACCACCGACGACAGTTCCGACGCGCCGTCAGGTGTGACGAATGACGCCCTGCGGCCGCCGGCGGGAGTGAAATAATGCCCGACGCGTTCACCCCGGTGCTTGGCCTGATCCAGCCGGAGATTGGCAGCTCACGGGATACGTGGGGTGCGAAATGGAACACTAATGCAAGCACGCTGGACCAGTATGTATCGATGGCCATGCCGATCGGCGGCATCCTGGATTTCGCGGGACCAAACGCGCCGCCTGGGTGGCTCGTGTGCGACGGCAGAACCGTCTCGCGCGTGACCTACGCCGCGCTGTTCGCCGCCATCGGCACGACCTGGGGTGCCGGCGACGGGTCGACGACGTTCCGCCTGCCGAACACGCCGGGCCGCGCGTTGGTCGGCCCGGGCGCGATGGTCGATGAGATTGGCGGCAGCTACTCGTTCTACTTCGGCAATTCGCAAGGCCTTGTGACGGCCAGCATCCAGCGCGACCATCTGCCGAATTACGTCATGGTTTCCGACAGCCAGGGATACCACGCGCATGGCGGCCAGACGGTCGACGCCGGATACCACCATCACACCACCGACACCGAGGGCGGCCACAGTCATAACGGCGCGACGGATGGCAATGGAAGCCACGCGCACAGCGGCTTCACCGACTACCCCGGCGACCACCGTCACAACATTTTCCTGAACATCGCCGGCACCGTGTCGCCCGGCGGCGGCGGCACGCCGGGCGCCAGCACCGGGATGTATACGTCGGAGCTGGGCGGCAACCACAATCATAATTTCGTTACCAGCACGATCGGCAACCACAGCCACGTCATTTTCTCGGACGGTGACCACTGGCACACCACGACCAATGATGGCGTGCACAGTCACGGCATCTACGGCGACGGCGCGCATCAGCACAGCATCTCGATGGGCGGCTACGGCAACAACCTCAAGGTGCTGTCACCGATCCTCGTGGTGACCAAGATCATCTACGCGGGGCATCAAGCGGTCGTGCATCTGTCGATCACCACGAACCCTCCGGCGGTGACCGCCGCCGACGAGCTGGCGATGTTGCGTGAAGAGGTGGCGGCGTTGCGCGCGTTGTTTGAGACACCCCGCCAGCGGCTGCTTCGCGCGCCGTCCAGAGGTCCACACTGATGGCCCGCGTCCCGCAGGCGCCACCCCCTGGGATCGTGCGGAACGCGACGCCAGAGGCCACGCCGGGGAGATGGTATGATTGCAACACGGTGCGCTTCAGAGGCGGTCAGACGCAGCCGATCGGCGGCAACATGGCACTGCCGGCCGCGCTGCTACCCGACAGTCCGCGCGACCTTCTGACGTGGCACGACAATAGTCATGTGCGCTGGGCCGCGATCGGCACCGACACGAAACTGTTCGCCTACCGGTTCGACCTCGAGACGCTCTACGACATCACGCCGGCCGGTGTCGGCGGCCTCGATCCGCCCGGCGCGCTGACCGGCTACGGTCTTGGGGATTACGGCGAGAACCTCTATGGCACCTCACGCGAAGCCTCCGACATCGGCCCGCAGGACATCGCCGCGACCATGGGCGACAAGTGGTCGCTCGACACGTTCGGCGAGGATCTGCTGGTGGTGCCGACCCAGGATGGCCATCTGTTCCGCTGGTCACCCCAAACACCGGCCACGCCGGCCGCGCTGGTGGAGACGGCGCCGGATCAAAATCGCGGCGTGATCGTGACCGACCAGCGCCACGTCGTGCTGTATGGCAGCGGCGGCAACCCGCGCATGGTCGCGTGGTCGGATCAGGAGAACCCCGATCTGTGGATACCCGACGTGGTAAATCTCGCCGGTGATAAAGAGCTGGCGACGCAGTCTTATGCCATGACGGCGATCAAGGTGTCTGACGGGATTTTAATTCTGACCGGCAACGATTGCCACAAGATGGTCTACGTCGGCGCGCCCTACGCTTACGGTATCGTAAGGATCGCCACCGGCTGCGGGCCGATCTCGCCGCGTTCGGTGATCGGCGTCGGCAATGTCGTCGCGTGGCCCGGTGTGCAAAATTTCTGGACCTATCAGGGCACCGTGCAACCGTTGGTGTGCGACGTGCAGGACTGGTTCTATTCGCTGGTCAATCGTTCCATGGTCGGACGGATATTCGGTGCGCCCAATCCGGCGTTCACCGAGCTGTGGTGGGACTGGCCCGACGAGGGCTCGATCGAATGCAACCGGTATCTTATCTGGAATTACGCCGACACGGGCCACCCATGGGCGATCGGCGTGCGCTCGCGCACGGCGGCCGATCCGGTCGGCACGATGGACTACCCCGTTTTGGGCGGCCTCGACCTCGCCGGCGACGGCTACCTGTTCTTGCACGAGTATGGCTGGAGTGATGACGGGATGCCGCGCGCTTCGGCTGGTCTGGTTTACGCCGAGACTGGCAACATCGTGCTCGGCGAGGGCGATCGGCGCTATAACGTCACGCAACTGGTCCTCGATATCGACCCGAGTGAGGCGGCGGTGGGGTTCCGTTTCTTTCCGCGCGAGCAGCCGGCCGACGCGGCCTCGGAATACGATACCGGGCTTTATACCGAAATCCACGATGGGCTGATGGATTTACGTTTCAGTGGGAGATCAATCCGAATGCGTATGGAAGCCCTGGCCGATGCCGGTTTCGCCGTCGGCAGAACGCGGCTCGACATCAAGCCGGCGGGGAGCAGGTAATGGCAACGACTGTCCGTCGCGCGTTTCCGCCGGCGCCGTTCGTCACCCCCGGCGGTGATGATGTCGATATTAAATTCGCCCAGGTCACTGAAGCGATCAACCGCAAGGCGGATGCATCCGCGACGCCGATGTTCTCGGCCATTTTGTTACGCTCCAGTGACGGTTCGACGTGGCAGGTGCGGATCTCGCCCATGGGCGTGCTGATCATCGATCAGGTGGACGTGTGACCCCGGCCGAGCGCACCGCCAGGATGGAGACGGCGCTGCGCCTCGGCGGCGATCTGCATGCCGTGCCCGATGTCGTCGCCGCCGTGAAGGACGGTCGGGCGCAGTTCTGGGGGCGCGACGACGGCATGGTGGTGACCGAGCTGCAGGTTTTCCCGAGCCGCCGCGTGCTGAACTACTGGCTCGTCGCCGGCCGGCTGCGCGATTGTCTGGCGCTCGAGCCGGAGATCGAGGCCTGGGCGCTCGATCACGGCGCGTCCGTCGCGACCGCGAATGGATTGCCGAAATGGGGCCACGTCGGCGGTCGGATCGGCTGGCGCGAGTGGCACCTGCGAAACTACTGGAAGCCGTTGACCGAGGAAGGACAGGCCTATGGCCAAGGGCCCTAGTCAAACCGCCACCACGACGCAGAGCGGCATGTCGACCACGGCGTTGCCCGACTGGCTGAGCAACGCCGCCCAGAGCGCGGTGCAGCGGGCGACGGATCTGAGCAACACCACGCCACCCGCCTACGGCGGGCAGCTCGTGGCCGATCAAAGCCCTGACACCACGGCTGCCTACCAGGGCGTGCGGGGCCTCCAGGGCTCGGCCACGCCGGCGTTCAACACGGCGGCCAACGCGTGGAACGGGGTGATCGGCCAACTGGCGCCGCAAACCGCCGCCGGCATTAACGACCTCTCGAGCCAGCTTTACGACAACTATTCCCGATCCGTGGTGGACCCCGGCGTGGGGCTGCTGGGCGGCTATCTAAGTGGAGGCCCGGCGACGGCCGATCAGGTGGCCAGCAACGCCCAGACCCTGATGACACCCTACGGCCAGCAGGTGATCGACCCCACGATTGCCGCCGGCCAGAGGCAGCTCGCGCTGGCCAAGCAGGGCATCGCGGCGCAGGCCAACAATGTCGGCGCGTTCGGCGGCTCGCGGCAGGGCGTCGAGGAGGGCGTCGCCGACGCCCAGGCGGCGCTGGGCACCGAGCAGACCGTCGGCAACCTGCTTAATTCCGGCTGGGGGCAGGCGTTGACGCCGGCCTATGGCACCGCGATCCAGGCCGGCCAGGAGGGCTACGGCGCGGCCGGCGGCCTATCGGATCTGATCAAGAGCGGTTACGGAGCGGCCGCCACGCAGGGCCAGGGCATCGCCAATCAGAACCTGCAGACCGGCCTCCTCGCCGGCCAGCAACTGCCGGGGCAGGCAGTGACCAAAGCGGGCCTCGACCTGACCCAGGCGCAGGCGCTCGGCGGCGTCGGCACGGCCGAGCAGGGTTTCCAGCAGCAGGGGCTGAACACCGCTTACGGGCAGTATCTGCAGGGCATCAACCAGCCGTATCAGAACCTCGACGTGCTGCTCGCCGCGCTCGGCGGCGTGCCCTACGGCACCACGACGACATCGTCGGGCACCGATACGACCACGCAGAAGACCGACCCGGGCCTGCTCAACACCATCGGCGCGTATGTGGGCTTCGCGTCGAAACTGGGCAGCACGGCGGCGTCGGCGTTCGCGTAAGGAGCACAACATGGCGGGGCCGTTCGGAGACATTTCGTCGGATGCGTCGCAGCCCGCGACCTACGGCAGCACGACCGGGTTCAACGCCGCGAACACCGGCTCGGGCATCGACTGGCAAGCGGCGCTGAAGACACTCAGCGCCGGCAGCGCGGCCAGCGACACCCAGCCGGTGGCGATCCCGCCGCTGCAGGCGCAGCAGCCCAACATCCCGCAGTCGACGGCGGTCGGGTCGCATCTCGGGTTTACCATGCGTGACGTCATCGAGCTGCTCTACAAGCGCCAGCAGGCCTATCAGGCGGCCGGGATGAACCAGAAGGGCGGCGTGGTGCCGCCCGACTTCAGCGCGCCGATGGGCCTCCTGGGGATACGCTGATGTCCGAAAGCACATCCACACCCGCGACCGGGCTGCTCGATCCCGCGCTGCTGGACCGCTATCTGAAGGCCCTCGACCGGCCGCTGCCCGACGTGCAACCCGACACCACTCCGTCGTCCAGCGGCCTGTTCACGCGGATCATCTCCAAACTGGGCGAGTTCGCCGGCAGCCCGGGGCCGGAGACGCTCAAGGCGCTGTCGCCTCGCGAGCGCGAGGACGCCGGCCTGCAGGCGTTGTCGCGCTTCGGCACCGGGCTGCTGCAGGCCTCGGGCTCGGGTCAGTGGATTGGATCGAACCTCGGCCGCGCGTTCGCCGGCGCCGAGCGAGGCTATGATGAAACCGGCCGACAGGCTGTCGGCAATCTGGCGGCGCGCCAGGGCTACGCGATCCAGCAGCAGCAGGACCAACTCGCCAGGATCAAAGAGGCGTTGCCGTTGCTGACGCTGCAGCAGCGCCTCGCGGCGACGGCCGGGTTCCGCAATCCGCTCGCCGGCAACAGCGGCAACGGCGGCGGCGGCGGCGGCGGGGATGGATCGTTTCTGAGCGCGCTGGCCAACATCGAGAGCGGCGACCAGAACATCGTCAGCGGCACCGACAAGGACAGCCAAGGACTGACCCTGGCGCAGGGCGGCAACGCGAGCGAGATCAGTCAGGGGCATTTCCAGATCCAGACGGCGACGTGGAAAGATTTCGCCGGCAAGGCGGGCGTGGACATCAGCCAATATCCAACCGCCATGTCGGCCCCGCGTGAGGTGCAGGCGCGGGTCGCGGCGGTGATCCCGCTAAGCCGGTTCGGGCAGCGCACGCAGGACTTGCTGCGGTCGCGGTTCGGTCCCCTGGACACCAGTCAGACGATCGGGGCCCTCGCCGGCACGCCGGCGCTTACGTTCACCCCCGGCACGGCGGGCCCTCGTCTCGTGGCCGGCGGCGGCGCTCCGGCGCCGCCCGCGCCGGTCGGCACCCAGCCGCCCGGCACCCAGGTCGCGACACCGCCGCCGGTCACGGTGGCCGGCCCCGGGGCCGGGACGACGCCGACCGCCCCGGCAGCGGTGTCACTGCTCCCGGGAGCCATGCCTCCGAGCGCCGCGCAGCCCGGCGCGGCCGCGCCGGCGCCGGTCCCTCTCCCCACCTTGCCGCCGCCGGCGGCGCTCGGGCCGCTCGATGCCGCGTCGCGCGAGGAATACCGGGCGGCGCATCCGTTCACGCCATCGCCGGAACAGGCGCGCACGTTCGCCACCGACGTCGACCCGCGCATTGAGACGTCGATGTCGTTACAGGAAACCAACGCGAAAAACCTCGTGCAGCAGCTCACGCAGCAGTATCAGGCGACCGGCGACGTGAAATTGCTGGCCGACATTTCGACCGCGACCGACAAATACAATTCGGTGGTCAGCGCGAACAACACGCTGCGCCAGAAGCAAATTGAAATGGGCCACACGGCCTACAACACCGCGCTGCAGGCGCATCAGAAATCACTTGACGAGAGCTACGACAAAGCCCGCGAACTAAAACAGACCGCCGACGCCGAGGCGGCCCGCGCGACGCAGGCGCAGGGCGCCACGCTGATCGAAAAGCGTCAGGCCGACGACATGAGCGCCGGGCGCAAGGTCACCGACGCGATGGATACGGCGGCCACCAAGGCACACCAGATGAACGCCGGCCTCATGCAGATGTATCCATTTCTGAGCAAGCTGCCGCAGGGCGGCCTCGGCGCTCTGCTGCAGGCGAAGCCTGATCTGCTGGGCCCGCTGAAGACCGCCGGCGTGATCTCGCCCGACACCGCCGACGCGGTGCAGCTCATCACCGGGCTGACGTCCTACATGGCCACCGAGATGAAACCGGCCGGGCTCGGCTCGATGCGCGAGTATGAGTTCGACGCGTTCCGCGCCGCGTTGCCAAATCTGCTGAAATCGCCCGAGGGCCAGAAGACCGCGATGGCCATGCTGCTCAACATGAACGACCGCATCCAGACAGAGGCGCAGTGGATGCGCGGGCATTTCGGGCGCGAGATAGCCGACCCCTCGGCTCCAGGCGGCCGACGCGGCGCCTACAATCTGGCGGCCGACAACACCACCCAGATGGACAAGGCCCTCGGCCCGGTCATCCCGCACTATACCGGCGACCCCAACGACGCCGCCGCGCTGGCCGCGTATCGCGCCAGCCAGCTGCCGGGGCGACCCTACAAGGATCTCGGATTTCAGCCGGGGCCCGACGGCAAGCCGCTGCGCGACGCCTCGGGCAACCCACGCATGCGGGAATACCTCAAGGTGGCCCCGATGCCGGGTGATCAGTGATGGACGACGCGACCCTCGCCGCGATCGGCGCGGCGCCGCCGGAGGACGCTCCCGACGTGGCCCCGAGCATGAAGGAGATCCAGCGGCGCGCGGCGGTGGCCGCCGGTGTCGATCCGGCGCTGGCGGCGATCGGCCCGGCGCCGCCCGAGCCGAAATCACCGCTGCACACGAACTACGACAAAGTGCCGACCCTTACCACGCCGGGCCGGATCGGGCGCGACCTCGGCCTCGGCACGCGCGACGCGGTCGAAGGGATCGCCGGCCTGCCGGCCATGGTCCTCGACGCGGCCGGGTGGCCGGGACGGGCCTTGATCCACCTCGGCGGTGGCACGGTCACCGCGCCGTCCACGGCGCTGGAGGAGGGATTGGACGCTGTCGGCCTACCGAAACCCCAGACCGAGGGGGAGAAGGCGCGCAGCGTTATCGCCAGGGGCGGCGCGTCAATGATCGGCCCGATGGCCGTCGGGGCGGTCCCGCGCGCGGCGGCGGCGTTGCCCGCGCTGCTGCGTCCGTTCGTGGCCAGCGCGCCCACGAGCGCCCCGCTGGCGACCGCCCAGGTGGCCGCTGGCGGCGTCGGCGCCGGGACGGGGGATTACCTCGCCTCGAGCGACAACACGCCGGCCTGGGCCAAACCGACGGTCAGCGTGCTGGGCGGCGTGGCCGGGGCCGGGCTGGTCAACGCGGCGACCGGGCTCGTCGGTTCGATCCGCAACGCCGCGCAAGGCCTCACCACGCCGATTGCCGACGCCCTGGCGCGGCTGCGGATCGTGCCGCGCACGGTCGGCGCGGTCACCGACAACCCAGGCCTGCAGGCGGTCGAGGGCAACATCTCACGGCTGCCGAGCGCCGCCCCGGTGCTGACCCCGGCGCAGCGCGACACGGTCGGCCAGTTCCACGACGCGGTGGAGAGCACCGCGCGCCAGCTCGGGCCCGAGAGCACCCGCCAGGAAGCCGGTGGCAGCGTCCAGCGCATCCTGCAGGACTGGCATGCCAACCAGTTCCCGGCGGAACAGGATGCCGTCTGGAACCCGCTGCACGCCCAGATGACCGGCGAACCGGTCAGGACCGACGCCTACCGGACGGCGCTGGCCGACATGGCCGGCGACCCGGCGCTGGCCGCCATGCCCCAGACACAACAGTCATTCGGCTCGGCTCGGGCGCGCGCATGGCTGCAGGCGCTCGATCGCGACACGCAAGGTGGTCCGATCACCTGGGAAGAGGCGCATGCGATCCGCCGGCAGATCGGCGATGCCATGGGCACGCCGGAGATCATCGACAGCCTGGGCACGCAGCGGCTGCGCCGGCTCTACGGCAGTCTGGCCGGCGGCATGCAGGACGCGGCCGACAACAACGGCCTGGGCCTCCAGTTCCGGCAGGCCAATCAGGCCACCATCGACGCGCATAACTTCATCGACAACACGCTGGTGAAAGCGATCAAGGCGCGCAACCCGGCGCAGGAGGGCGTTGCCCCCGACGCGGCCGCCACCGCGCTGCTCAACAGCAATTCGGCGATGCAGGATCTGCGCGAGCGGGTGCCCCAGGCCGCCGACGCGTTGGCCGCTTATCAGCTCCGGCACGCCGCCCTGGCGCGACCGGGGCAGCAGGGCGCCACCGACACCACCAGCACCGGCACGTTCCTGACCAACATGCGGAAAGCCCAGATCGAACGGCCGGAAGGCACGGCGGCGCTCTACAGCGACCCGGCGGTCGGCCAGAACCTCGACGACCTGTTGAGCGTCGCGGGCCACCTCCGCGAGACGGAGCGGCACGTCAACACCTCCAACAGCGGCAGCACGATGCAGCTCGCCAGCCTGCCGATCCAGATCACGGCGGCGCTGGAACATGGCGGCGTCAAGGAGGCGCTCGCCCTGCTGGGGGCTAATTTCGCGGTCCCCTACGGGGCGGCCAAATACCTGACCGACCCGATGGCGATCCGCATGGCCGCCACGCCGGCGGGGCCCCGGCCGCCGCTGAATGCCAAAGTGGCCGGTTTGCTGGGGTATCTCGCGCAATGACCCTGATCCTGATCGTGCTGCTCCTCGTCATCCTCCTCGGCGGCGGCGGATACTACGGCTACCGTCGGGAGGTATGGGGCCCCAACATCCTGATCCTGATCGTGGTCGTGATCCTCGTCGTGGTGCTCGTGGGCGGCTACCACGGCGGGATCTGGCGCTACTGACAGGCGGCCCTCTATCTCGCCAAACAGGCGAGCAAGAGCGGGGCGAACATGATCAGCGCGGAGATCGAGCAGGCCAGTGCCATCCGGTCGCCAGACCGTAGCCGCCGGCCGTAGTCACCCAGCGCGAACAGGCCGGCAGCGCAAAACAGCACCACACCGAGCAGCAGCACGACGACACCAGCCGCCGCCCAGAACCACAGCAGCACCCCGCCGAGCAAATATGTGAACCCGTTCATGCGGGGACCATCACCATGCGCGCCAAATGGCACCGTCTGGGCTACGTGGCAACCTGTTTTCCGCGCAGCATTACCTCCACTGTCGCCCGACGCGCGGCCAGGAGGTCGACAGCGACCCGATCCGGTTCGTCCAGCCACCCCCTGAGCAGTCTTTTTTGCTTACTTCCCTGGTTTGGGCGGCCAGTCTGTCCGCCCCGGATTTGTCGAGGTTTCGGCACGAGCGGGGCGTCGGGAAGGGTGAGGTTATATTCGTTCGACCGCTGCTGGGCGCGGCCATCCACGATTTCAAATCGGGCCCTGACGGCCAGCAGCCCGCGCGCCTCCAGGGTCGCCCTGGCACGGCGCACGGTGCGCTCGGAACAGCCCGCCTCAATGCCAATCTTACGCGTGGTCGGGGTCCAGTCGCCCGCTGCGTTCAGATGGGCGATGGCGAGGCCGACGTCACGGTGTTTCGCCGGCAGCCAGCCGGCGTGATATTCAGCCTGTATCCTGCGGTAAACCTCGGACCAGAGTGGCGTCGGTAGCGTAAATCCGTCCATCTCGCTCTCCATGAGCGAACGGCGGACACAAGGGCGCGGGCCTCCCTCGCAAGGGGGCTTGCTTTCCAAAACAAAATGTAGGAGGGTCTGAACAACGTTTTCGGTTGTTGTTCTACGCAGCGGCAAACTGCGTTCAGACCCCCCGGGCTATGTGTTTTGGCGGTCCCTTGTGGCCGCCATTCGCATTACTGGGGCATCACATTCTCCATCGGCCCAATTTCGGCCAACACCTCACCGTTGAACCAGACAAACCGAGTCGACAAGCCCAGGCTTTCGTCGGCCGCGCGTTTGGAAAATCCAGCGGTTCTGGCCGGCAACCTGCGACGCCTCTCGACAAATTGTCAATCCTGTAACGTAATCGCTGGCGTATCTCGACACAGGCGCTGTCGCGGATCGCCAGACTGAACCCTACACTGCCGCATGAGTCGACGCCGGCCGCCCGATCTCCCTCCTCGGTCGCGGCTTGAGGAAATCCGCCGACATCGCTCCATCGCCTCGACGGCGGAACTCGCGCGACGCGCGGATATGGACCCCGGAACCGTCTGGCGTATCGAGTCTGGCGGGCGCGGCCTCACGGCGAAATGGCGCGACGATCTGGCGCGCGTCCTTGAAGTGCCGGTCGCGCAATTATACGCCCCGATAGGTTCGCCGATACCGTCTCCGACCAGTGATCTCGTCGTGATCGACCCCATGCCCTACGAGCCCGCTCACGCCATACCAGCCGTTGCCCGTCGCCTGCTGGCCGTCCAACGGTTGTCTGGTCTGACGGCGCTGGAAATCGCCATGCGGGTCGAGGCAACGGAGGCGGAAGTCGTGGATTGGCTGGAAGGCCGGTCCCTGCCGCCGATGATGCTGATGAACCGGCTGGCCAGACTGGCCGGGTTCACACTTCACTGGCTCTATCATGGAGATGACAAAGGTATGCCGGTGGGACTGGCCGCCCGATTGCGAACGCTTATGACGGAATAGGTTCGCGCTCTGAAAGTGCCGGATTTCCGCCAGGATTGCCGTTCGCGCTAAGAAGATTAGCGACCGCTTCGCCGTTTTGCCGAACAGCCCGCTTTACTGTTGGCGGCAGGCCGCGCTCCCGCCTGATCCGCTCGGTCAACAGTGTGGTCAACCCCGGCACGACCTTGAGGGAGCCGCCGGTGGCCGCCGCCAGCGCGGCCGCCGCCTGCATCAGGGTTGGCAGATCATCGGTGCTTCGATCAGTCGTGATACCCATGAGATTTGCTGATGCTCTGGATGCCATTTTGGGCTCCAGCAAATCCGTCTTTCCCAACTGGTAAAGCGCGCGAGAGACCACGGACCCCAGGGACTCATCATTCCTCGCGGCGTGTTTGCGCGCTATTTCCCAGGCGTCGACATCCACGTTTTTCACGTTGACGGTCGTCCTCTGGGTTTCTGGATTATCCACGATTTGCCGCTCCGCTCAGCCGCCAGGATTAGCGGCGATTTGCGGCAGGCTATTCTCGCGGCATCACGACGGCAATCCGCCGGGTTAATGTTCCGGCAGCCGGAAGCACACCCGCCCCGAGTCCCTTAGCATTTCAGCGCGGATCGCGCGGCAGAGCGCCAACGTGATCGGATCAGGCCGCCACCACGGAGAGGGCGAGGGACTCGGGTGTATGGGCGGCTCCGAGGCGAGTCGCGGCACGCCGGGACCGACCCGGGCCCGCCTACTGAGCGGGATGTCGCCCCAGAAAGGGGTTACCACACGATCCGTTCAAAATCGTACGGTAAGCCAAAAAGTGTTGGAAATCATATGGTTTCACATACGACCGTTTGTGCATGAGTTCGCAGTCGCACGGATTTCCGCCGATTGTTCCTTTCAAAATTCCCTTTCAAAACCGGCCTCAAAGGCAATCAGGATGTGGAAGGGGCCGCGTTCTCGGGTTGTTGTTCCTTACCGTACGATTTTGAACAGATCGTGTGGTGACCCCAGAAATGGGGGCAGCCCTTGGCCATCTGCTGCCATGCGAGCTGCGCGCTCACCCCGAGTCGCGCTCCGATGGTCCTGAACAGCAGCCCGCGCCGGCGCAGCTCGGCGATCTCGAGGGACCGCGCGCGGTTGGCGGCGTGATCCGCCGGCGACGGCATCAGAACACCACCACGTTCAGCGCCAGCACCAGGGTGGCGGCCGCCAGGGCCCAGGCGGCCAGCACGAGCATCAGCAGCTCGACCACCGCCGCCCAGTGCCAGCGCGCCCGGCGGCCACTCACGCGGCCAGCTCCCGCGACACCACCCGTGG